ATGAAAACCAGAATGAAAAATGGTTTCGACTACATCACCATAGCAACTTTGTACATTGTGGGGACCGTGGGTGTTAATCACTTGTCAGGAGCTCTGTCGGCCTAAGCCTATTGTGAGAAAAGCAGGGACAAGAAAAGAGTAGAGAAAAGGATGTCCGAAGGAATCCAAAGGGCGAGCGGAAAGCCCTTTGGTCCGAGAAAATCTAAAGATTATCTAAAAGGCAGAACCAATGTGGGATTGAGCTTGGCAGGGAATAACTCTATGAAAATAAACAATAAAGACTTTCAAGATTGGACTGAAGAAGATCTTAAGGTCCTTCTTCACAATGATGCCTATAGGGAAAACAATTCCATCGACTATAAAGTCGATTTTGCACCGCTTAAATGTGAAAACAAAAACAAAAAGAAAGAAAAGCAAGCCGAATTCAGAAGCGATGTGTGTTCTTTTGCAAATGCAGATGGCGGCTATATCTTCTATGGTATTGGTGAGGACGCTGGTATGGCCGGTGCGTTGGTAGGAATTCCGGTATCTAATCCGGATCGCTTTGAATTGGATCGTAGAAATGAATTGCAATCAGTACGACCAGTGATGCCAGAAGTAGAGTTTTCCTTCGTAAGGATGAGTAATGAAAAATATGTGGTGATTCTGTATATTCAGCGTGGTTTGTATAAGCCATACATTACGGAAGAACCGGAAGGTGATTTTCACTTCTATATAAGACATGGAAATAAGAAACAGGCGATGAGTTATACAGAAATGCAGAATGCTTCTACATCTGCAAGAAGTGGGTTCGCTGCGGGCTACACACCCACATACCTCGACCCGAACAGACCTTGTGTCATTTCTATGCTTTGTGGTCTTATCTGGAAAGCTCTGGTGGAAGAGATGGGACTTCCTTATGCGTATGACCATTTCGCAGAAGGGGAGAGCCCTGATCCACCGTTTATCTGCTTCCTGTATCCGAAAGCCGAGAATTTCGGTGCGGATAACCTTGTGTACCATCACTTTAATCGGCTGGACATCGAGGTCTACACCGATTACAAAGACCCGGATATGGAAGCAAATATTGAAGAAGTCCTGACCGCACACGAACTCTACTATGAAAAAAGTGAGGTCTGGATCGAAACCGAAAAGATGTATGAAGTCCTGTATGAGCTGACCGTGTGATGCTCATGCAGGATATTTTTATGGGAGGAACACTATGTCGAAGAAAAGCAATAAGGTCAAATTTGGCCTGAAAAACTGCCACTATGCAAAGGCAACCTTTGACGAAGATGGCAGTGTCACCTATGCAAAGCCGGTTCGCATCCCCGGTGCAGTCAGTCTTTCTATGGATGCCAATGGCGAGATCGAGCCGTTCTATGCGGACAATATTGCCTACTATGTCGTGAATAACAACTCCGGCTATGAGGGTGATCTGGAGATCGCGCTGATCCCGGAGAGTTTCCTCACGGACATCATGCACGAGGAGCTGGATGGCAACGGCGTGCTTGCTGAGAACGCCAATGTGGAACTGGAGCATTTCGCCTTCCTGTTCGAGTTCGATGGTGACCAGCGCCACATCCGTCATGTGCTGTACAACTGTGTGGCAAGCCGTCCGTCCATCGAGGGTGAGACCAACGAGGACAGCAAGGAAGTCAAGACAGACACCCTGAACCTGCAGGCAACCCCTCTGGCAAACGGTTATGTCAAGGCAAAGACCGGTACCAACACCACCGATGATGTCTATAACAAGTGGTACGATGCGGTCTACGAGCCGCAGGCAGAAGCTGTGGACACCGAAGACACCAGCCACACCGAGGAGCCGCAGGGCTAAGTGACCGACACACACTGCAGGGCTTCGGCTCTGCTTACATTATTATAGAGAGGTATATGATTATGAAGAAGATTTTTCCTTTGTTCGCAGTGATCATCGTTCTGGTGCTGGCTGTCTGCTCGTTCCACATCATCCCCACCGGCTACACAGGCGTAAAGACCAGCTTCGGTCAGATCCAGGAGACCACCATTCAGAGTGGCAAGCTCAACTTCTGCATTCCCTTTGTGCAGAGCATCCACAAGGTCAACAACAAGCAGCAGGATAAGCACATTGAAGCACAGGTCTGGGGCGAAGCCTCTGACAAGACCCCTGTGTATGCCGCTGATGTGATCGTGACTTATCAGGTGCTTCCTGAGAAGAGTGCCTGGCTGTATGCGAATGTGTCCGACATCAAGAATCTAGTCGGTGACGAGCTGGTGGCATCTGCCATTAAGTCTGCGATGGCTGAACTTGGTCCCAATGAGGTGACTAACCGCACTAAGATCGAACCTTTGGCACAGCAGAAGCTGGCAGAATCACTTGTGCAGAAATATGGAGAGGACGTTGTGTTCGTAAACAAGGTCGTCATCAACGACATGAATTTCGAGGATGCCTATAACGAAGCCATCCAGCAGAAGTCCATTGCACAGCAGAATGCAGATAAGCAGAAGATCGAGAATGAAGCGGCCATTGCCAAGGCGGAAGCAGATAAGCAGGTGGCGATCACCAATGCAGAGGCGGAAGCCCAGAAGACTTCCATTGCCGCAGATGCACAGGCAGAGGCAAACCGCAAACTGGCAGAAAGCCTGTCCGATACGCTGATCGAGTACCAGAAGATCCAGAAGTGGGATGGCAAGTTGCCGACTGTGAGTGGCAGTAATGCACTGGTCAGCATTGACCCGGCAGAGTAAGAAACACGATATATGGCAGGGCTTCGCTCTGCCAATTTTACATGAAATTTTGGAGGATTACGATTATGGCAGTTACAAAGAAAATCGAGATTGATGGCAAGGAAGTCACCTTTAAGGCAAGTGCCGCCGTGCCTCGCCTGTACCGCATCAAGTTTGGCCGTGATATCTACAAGGACCTGCGCCAGCTGGAAAAGAGCGTGGGAGAGAACGATGAGGACAATTCCAACCTTGATCTGTTCAGTCTGGAGATGTTCGAGGATCTGGCATGGCTGATGGCCCGTCATGCTGACCCTGCGAATGTGCCGGACAGCCCGGAGGAGTTCCTGGACCAGTTCAATACCTTCTCCATCTATCAGATTCTGCCCCAGCTGATCGAACTGTGGGGCCTGAATGTGCAGACCGAGGTGGAATCCAGAAAAAACCTCGCAAAAGTGAGCGGGAAATGACCACCCCGCTCTTTCTGCTGCGCTGTGTACAGCTCGGTATCAGCATCGCCGACCTCGACCTGCTGACCATCGGGTTAGTCAATGATATGTTCACGGAACGGCAGAACGACGACTATCCGTACAAAGAGCTGGCAAGTCAGTCGGATTTCGACCGGTTCTAAAGCAAAAAAACAGACGACCGTGCTTATATTGTGAACGAAATAAGCACGGTCGTCGAGTGAGCGTAAAGAAAAATCCCGCTCAGCCGTTGATGACTGGGCGGGAAAGTCTTTATCGTTTGTATTGAGTCAGTTTCATCCAATTACTTGGAAAGCCAAGCTTATCATACAGTTGCTGCTGCGTGAGTCGGGAGCTTTCTTTTTGATATGTGCGAATGAGGCTAACAAGGCTTTTTTTGAATTTCTTAAAGCTATCGTCAGAGAGAAGATAGCGGAAGGCTATAACTAAAGCGAAATAATCTCGTTTTCCCTGAGTGTACTGTGTTCCAGTTTTGGGAATATTGAGTTTGCGATGAAGATTGGTGTCCGGAATATCACGGCGAGAAGAGAAACAATAAAGACACTCATTGTGTGCGCATACGTTTCTGTAAAAGGTTAAACATCTTAAGAACTGTTCCAGTTCCTTTTCGTTTACATGAGGATATTCTTGGGCAACAGCACTTTGCAGGGAGAAGGGCAAAAGCGAATACATTTTAGATATTTGCCCAAAAGTCAATGCATTCACAGCAACCCAAAGCGGAACATTTTGATGTGCATTTCGCTGATGGACGAGATACGAATGATCTGTATCTCGAATGGCTATTTTACTGAGAATATTCGTTAACACTGCGATATCGCGAGCATATTTCGGTTCAGAACGGTAGCTTGCAGTTGATATGTAGTGAGTTTGACTATCCCCGTGATGCTGACAAAAACAATAGGAAATAACCTGACGAATTTTCATTTCTACTTCGCACAGGTATTTAAAAGTAAGTTCTCGGAGTTCTCTGTCAAACTTATAGAGAGCATAGATGTCCTCAAAAGTAGTATTAATGTATTTCCGAGTCATGGGGTTCTTAAATGGATATTTATAACCACCAATAAGGGAAAAATAGCCGATGTTAATTAAAGATTCCTTGGTGATGGTTTCATCAGAAATAATGAGTCCCTTTTGATTCTTAAGAATATCTATTTGCTGATCGTATGTTCTAAAGCGATCATTCTGTAATTGATTAGGCATCTCCTTTGCCTCGCATTCGGTAAACTCGTGATAAAAAGAAAAGAGGAGGGCCAACAGGTCCTCCCCCCGGTCTCAGTCCTCGCGAGTATCTGAAACCTGATCACTGAAGCATAGTATAGCAGTTTGCATCTAAAAAGTCAAGACTTTGAAGAGAAAAACCGCAACGTTGCTTCGTGATTATTATATGCTGAACAATTTGAATTGATACACAGTATTTGCCTGTCTGTTTTACGCAGATGGGCTTTTTTCATGCCCAAAACGAGGAGGTGGTCATCCGCATGGCATCCAGAATCCAGGGCATCACCGTTGAGATCGGCGGCGATACCACAAAGCTCTCCAAAGCACTGGAAAGTGTAAACAAGTCTATCAAGGGGACGCAGTCCGGACTGAAGGATGTCAACAAACTCCTGAAACTGGACCCCTCCAATACAGAACTGGTCGTCCAGAAGCAAAAGATGCTCAAGGATGCCATTGAAGCTACCAAAGAAAAGCTGGCAACTCTGAAGACTGCCGCACAGCAGGCAAATGAACAGCTTGCCAACGGTGAGATCACCCAGCAGCAGTACGATGCCCTCCAGCGTGAGATTGTGGAGACCGAACAGAATCTACGATCCCTACAGGATCAGGCAGCGACCACGAATGCGACTCTTGCCAAGATTGATGAAGCCGGAGAAAAGCTCCAGAACATCGGATCTTCTGTGGAGAATGTCGGCAAGAAGTTCCTGCCGGTGACTGCCGCTGTAACGGGTCTTGGCACTGCCGCAGTGAAGACCGCAGCCGATTTCGATTCCGAGATGAGCAAGGTCTCCGCCATTTCCGGTGCAACAGGGGATGACTTTGACCAGCTTCGTGCGAAAGCCCGTGAGATGGGTGCGAAGACCAAGTTCTCCGCATCCGAGGCTGCTTCGGCGATGGAGTATATGGCCATGGCCGGATGGAAAACGGGGGACATGCTGAACGGCATCGAGGGTATCATGAACCTCGCGGCGGCTTCGGGTGAAGACCTCGCCACGACCTCAGATATTGTCACTGATGCTCTGACAGCTTTTGGCTTATCCGCTGCGGATTCCGGGCATTTTGCAGATATCCTTGCAGCTGCGTCCTCCAATGCGAACACCAACGTCTCTATGATGGGCGAGACGTTCAAGTACTGTGCGCCTATCGCTGGTGCGTTGGGATTCTCAGCAGAGGACACGGCAGAAGCCATCGGCCTTATGGCAAACAGTGGTATCAAGGCTTCGCAGGCTGGTACGTCCCTTCGTACCATTATGAATAACCTTTCCGGTGAAGTGACCTTTGTGGGCAAGAACATCGGAGAGGTTACGATTGCGACCAGCAACGCAGATGGCAGCATGAGAAGCCTGAACGATATCCTTGCGGACTGTCGTGTGGCATTCTCCGGGCTGTCGGAATCTGAGAAAGCAGCCAACGCAGAGGCACTGGTCGGCAAGAATGCCATGTCCGGCTTCCTTGCCCTGATGAATTCCAGCGAGACGGACATCAACAAACTGCGTGGTGCCATTGAAAACTGCGATGGCGCATCCGAGAGCATGGCAGAGACCATGCAGGACAATTTAAATGGTCAGCTCACCATCCTGAAATCTCAGCTGGAGGAGCTGGCTATTTCTTTTGGCGACATTCTGATGCCCACCATCCGAAAAATCGTATCTGCTGTGCAGCAGTTCGTGGACAAGCTGAACAGCATGGATGAAAGCACCAGAGAAACGATCATCAAGATCGGACTCTTGGCGGCATCCATTGGCCCGCTGCTCATTGTGCTGGGCAAGACCATATCGACGGTCGGCACAGCGATGCGGGGATTCAGTTCTCTTGCAAAGGGTATCCGGCTTCTCATCACCCATGTGGGCAGTGCCAGCGGTGTGTTCAGTAAGCTGGGTGTGGTTTTGGGTGGTCTGTCCGGCCCGGTCGTAGCAGTGGTGGCGGTCATCGGTACGCTGGTGGCAGCATTCATGAATCTTTGGAACACCAACGAGGAGTTCCGTACTGCCATTACCGGCATCTGGAACGATATTGTTTCCAAGGTGAAAGCGTTCTGTGATCAGCTGACACAGCGGATCAACGGGCTGGGCTTTGATTTTAAGGATGTCACTGAGGTACTGAAAGCAGTATGGGATGGCTTCTGTCAGGTGCTTGCACCGCTGTTCGAGGGAGCATTCCAGAATATTTCGACCATCCTCGGTGTGGTTCTGGATACCTTACTGGGACTGTTCGATGTCTTTATGTGGATGCAGATGGATATGAGGAGTATCCGGTCGGGACAGGCCAGACAATAGAAAAACTGTCGGATACGATCAAGGCTGTGGCGCAGGCAAATAATGTGGCAGTCTGTGATCTCTGGCATGAGAGTGGGATCAATCGTAGGACTTGGAGTGTCTTTGGCGCACAGAAGAATGCTGTGAACGAGCAGTATGCCAAATACCAGCTGGATGCATCCGGCAGGGTGGTTGGAAGTGTACCACAGCGGTATGTGAACGGACAGTCCTATTATCAGAAGCGGAACGGCAGTATCGTATTGGAAAAATACACAGGTTCTTCGCCGTACCCGTTTAATGGCGACCAGCTCCATTGCAGTACAGAAGGCTACGCCAGAATCGGAGAATGTGTGGTAGGATCTGTGATCCGGACATTCGGAAAATAAATTTCCACTGATTTTCACGCAAAGTGTCTGTTATTTGCTGTGAAACGGTGTTCATTATAGAAGGAGTATTTTTTTTCGTAAGGGCGGCAGAGAAACCGCCTGTTTTTTATGCCCAAAAGGGGCTGGAAAGGACAAGATTATGCAGAATGTGATCGATAAGATTGAGTGGATGTTCGCAGGTCTGGGTGGTTTCCTGGGCTGGTTCTTCGGCGGATTTGATGGCTTCCTCTATGCACTGGTGGTGTTTGTGGTCTGCGACTACTTCACCGGGGTGCTGGCAGCAGCCATCAAGCATGAACTTTCTTCTGAAGTTGGCTTTAAGGGGATTGCCAAGAAGGTGTGCATCTTCGTACTGGTTGGCATTGCCAACATCATTGACACGCAGATTCTTCAGAATGGAGCGGCCATCCGTACAGCAGTGGTATTTTTTTATTTGGCAAATGAGGGCCTGAGCTGTCTTGAAAATGCAGCTGTCATTGGCCTTCCGGTGCCGGATAAGCTGAAGGAGATGCTGGCACAGCTGAAGGAAGAAAAGAGCGATAAGCAGAACAAAGAGTAAGGAAAACGGGGAGAGGTGATGAGTCTCTCCTTCATTAGTAGGAGGAAAGCAATATGAGTAAGAAAGAGTATCCCGCAAAGCTGACAAACGGCTATTATCGTGTGCGTGAAGTCTGGGAAGATGAGGCATCCCAGTTGGGAGCGTACCGTCTGCTGGCGAATGCAAAAGCCAAGTGTGATGAAAACCCCGGCAGCCGTGTGTTCGACAATGACGGCAACGTGATCTATCCGGAAGAGGCTGTACCAGATACTGGTGCAGATGAGAGTGAAGAGAAAGCAGTCGTGGACGATATCCCGGAAGAAAAGCCGGAAAACACAGTCCCTGTGGAAGATACCCCAGCGGAGAAAGAAGCAGAGGCTGAAGTGGATAAGAACGAGTTCCCGACTGCAGAGGAGCTTCCGGCAACCATTGCCTACGGCAAACTCAAGACCCTCATGAATATCCGGGAGATGCCGGACACTGGCGCAGAAGTCGTGACCGTTTACAAAAGGAACACACTGATTGAAATCGTGGAATTCTGTGCGGGCTGGCTGAAAATAAAGTGTCCGGAAGCAGTGAGTGGTCTGGCCTATGTTCTTAACAGTGCGGATACCTATGCCTTCACAGCCAGCAAGATCTATACTGTGGTTCCCGGTGATAATCTTTGGAAGATCGCGGAAAGGGAACTGGGGAGCGGCGGCCGCTGTGCGGATATCCGTGTGCTGAATGGGCTGACTTCCAACGCCATCCGGGTCGGCATGAAACTGCTGATCCCTTAAACGGCACAATTCGACACATTTTTAGGACTTCAATTTCCTGATGCCGAAAGGTATACTTGGGAAAAGGAGAGTGTTGGAAATGAATGAAAAGCTCATGGCTGAAGATGTGTTAAGACCGTATGGCATTACGCTGTACTATAAGGGATGTGAGTATCTGAGGGATGCAATCGTCCTGCATTGGCATCGGCCGGATCTAAAACCAGGTCAGCTCTTACAGTATGTTGCAGACAGGAAAGGTGTTAAGAAGAGCGGTGTCCTCAGTGCCATTTCCACAATTTCCAGTGTAGCATGGAAAGTGAATGGGATAGGCGGTGAAAAGCCGATGTCAATCATGAAGTTTGTCTGTAGGATATTGGAAGAAGCAGACAGGAATAGAGAATAACCAATAGACCTAAAGGGGACTCGGAGTGATCCGGGTCTCTTTTCTTTTATGGAGGAAATCATTATGGGATATACCAATAGTCCACTCGTTGTTTACACCAAACTCTCCCCGAACCATTCCGGGCAGCGTACCCACAGCATCGACCGTATCACTCCGCATTGCGTGGTTGGTCAGCTTTCTGCAGAAAGCATCTGCGGCTGCTTTATCAGTTCATCTCGGCAGGCAAGCTGCAACTACGGCATCGGTACGGACGGTCGTGTGTCGCTTTGTGTCGAGGAAAAGAACCGCAGCTGGTGTTCGTCCAGCAGGGAAAATGACCAGAGAGCAGTCACCATCGAATGTGCCAGTGACATGAATGAGCCGTATGCCATGAACAGTGCTGTATATGACTCTCTCGTCAAGCTCTGTATCGATATCTGCAAGCGTAACGGGAAGAAGAAGCTCCTGTGGCTGGGTGATAAAAATAAGACACTCAACTATGCTCCGGCGGCAGATGAAATGGTGCTGACCGTTCACCGCTGGTTTGCCAACAAAAGCTGCCCTGGAAACTGGCTGTATGCCCGCATGGGTGATCTGGCCGCAAAGGTGACTGCAGCACTGGGCGGTTCATCCTCATCTGGCATGCAGGCTTCTTCGCTGAAAAATCTCTCGGAAGCAGAAGCTGTGGCAAAGATCGGTCCGCTGTTTACTGCAAACCAGAAAACCAGTGGCATCCTCGCTTGCGTGTCGATGGCACAATTCATTCTGGAATCTGGCTACGGTAAGAGTGAATTGGCACAGAATGCCAATAACTGCTTCGGCATGAAAACCTCGCTTTCCGGGAACAGTTGGAGCGGCAGCAGTTGGGATGGCAAGTCCTTCTATACCAAGAAAACACAGGAGCAGAATGACGATGGCTCGATGGTCACGATCACCGCTGACTTCCGCAAGTATGCTTGTGTGGAGGATTCCATTGCCGACCATGCGGCTTATCTGCTCGGTGCGATGAATGGCAGTAAGAAACGCTATGAAGGTCTGGCCGGCTGCACGGATTACAAGAAAGCGGTACAGCTGATCAAAGATGGTGGTTATGCGACCAGTCACACTTATGTACAGAACCTTTGCAGTATCATCGAGCGTTGGAATCTCACGCAGTATGATGTGGCAAAGGCTTCTGAGGGTACGGTTATCTCCGGTTGGTACCGTGTCCGCAAAAGCTGGCAGAATGCGGCTTCCCAGAAGGGCGCATTCCATGACCTGGCTTACGCAAAGCAGTGTGCGGATGCCAATCCGGGATATTTTGTGTATGACCCGGCGGGTAAGGCAGTCTACCCGGAAGTTAAGGTAAACTGCCCGTATGCGGTACGGGTTTCCATCAGTGACCTTAATATCCGTAAGGGACCTGGTACGAACTACGCTAAGACCGGGCAGTACACCGGAAAAGGTGTATTTACAATTGTAGAGGAAGCAGACGGTGAGGGAGCAACCCGTTGGGGTCTGCTGAAGGCCTATGCCGGTAAGCGTAATGGCTGGGTCAGCCTTGATTTTGCCAAGAAACTGTAAGAAATGCGGCTCTGTCTTTTCAGGCAAGGCCTTTACATATTGGATGGTGCAGATAGGACAATAATCGGGTGAATTATTCTCCGTCTTTCTGCACCGAAATTACTTGATATTATCACGCAGTAGAGGGAATATGTGACTGCCCGAAGAGAAAAGCAGATGGGCGGAAAGGAGAGAACAAGATGAGTACAGCAAATGATTTTTTGCAGAAACTTCAGAGTGCAACGGTGAAAAGCACCGTACAGCAGAAACAGAAGAGTCGTCCGAATGCTTCGGCAGCCGAACTCTCAAAGCTGTTGATGGCAGCGACCGGACAGGGCGAATCTGTTCTGCCGGAAACCACATCTGTGACTCAGATGCCTGTGCAGGAAAAGAAATCCCATGAAGCGGTGAAGGAAAAAAGTGGTGCAGCTGACCTATCTGATAAGAAGGCGGCTGCATCTTCTTTTTTGCAGGAAAGCGTTGTGCGCCAAGAGATGTCTACCCAACAAAAAGAGAAAAAGACAAAGTTGCCGTTATCCGAATCCAAGGAAAACGGAGATGCCGGAATTGCTTCCCTGATCCAGAAGGCGCTGGCTGCAAAGGAGAAAATGCAGCAGGCAGTTCCTGTTATGGAACGGGTCGGTGGGTTGAGAAGCGAGTTCGAGGCGGTCTTCCAGCCACAGGCAGAAGCAATGAAAGAAGAAAGTGGATTTATTTCCACAGCTTCTTTTCGCAGGACAAAGGAAAAGGAAGGGCATCTGAATGTAGCCGCTTACATTCGAGTTTCCACTGATTCCAGTGACCAGGAAAACTCCTACGAAACGCAGGAACGGTATTTCCATCAGCTGATCGAAAACAATCCAGACTGGAATCCAATCGGGGTTTACTCCGATTATGGGATTTCAGGAACGGTCAAGGATAAGCGTGTTGGATTCAAAAGACTTCTGCGGCACTGCAGGGAAGGGAAAATAGACCGTATTGTATGCAAGTCGATTTCCCGTTTCTCCAGAAATACGGCGGATTTTATGACCGCCCTTAATATTTTGCATGACAACAATGTGACGATCCTTTTTGAGAAAGAAAATCTGGACACAGCTGATCCGACCAGTGATTTCATTCTTACGACACTTGCGGCGATTGCCCAGGAAGAAAGCCGGAGTATTTCCAGGAACATCAATCTTGGAAATAAGATGCGCTATCCGAGAGGTGAGGTAAAGAACATGGTCATATATGGGTATCGCTACAATGGAAAGATGGTCACGACAGAAAGTGGATATCAGTATAGGGATATCGAAATTGTGGAAGAAGAAGCAAAAATCGTGCGCCGGATTTTTCAGGAGGTGGCAGAGGGTACTGCCTATACAGATGTTGCCAGAGGTTTGAATTATGACCGGATTCCAGCTCCTGAGACCGTGGCGGTCAAAGCCAGAAAAAAGAACTCAAAGAAAGGACAGCTGAACAGTGATCTGGAAGAAGGATGGACTGGAAGGATTGTTTCTCAGATGATACAAAGGGAACGATATACAGGAGCTGTCCTGATCCAGAAAAAATACACCGTGGACTTTCTGAACCATAACATCCAGCGGAATAATGGAGAACTTCCGCAGTATCTGGTGAAGAACCACCATCCGGCGATCATTGACGAAGAACTGTTTGAAACTGTTCAGGAAATCCGCAGAGCCAATGCCGCCAAAAAAGAGAAGGGAGTAAAGAAAGGATCAAAGCCATTCTCAGGAAGGATTTTGTGTGGGGAATGCGGCAGGTTCTTCCGTGTGAGAAACTCCAAGCACTATCCGGTCTGGTTCTGTCCAACAGCGGAAATCTACAATGGAAAGAGAATCTGCCACACCGAGAGAGTTTATGAAGAGCAGATTGTGAGGGCTTTCCGTAAAGCAATCATTGAACGGTTCCGGCTGAGCGCACAGCCCATCCACGATAATGTGGAAGTGGCGGACATCATGAGCGGCCGTTACGGAGAGCAGTTTGAAGGTTTTACAAAGGAAGCGGATGACTTTGTTCCACAGATGATCAAAAGGCTGGAAAACATCCAGCATACCGACTTTATGGAACGGGACCGTGCTTTTTACAAACGGCAGATTGCCACCCTTCAGATTGGAATGGAAAGCAGCGGGAAAAAACTGCGCCTTCTGGAAAGCCAGAATGATGTAATGCAGACCAGACGCGAACTGCTGGGAGATGAGAGCATCGACGAGGCAGTCATTCAGAGCAATGCTGAGAAAATCAGACGGCTGAAAGAAAAACTTGACCGGGATATGGATGAGAAAAAGCATCTGGAAGAACGGTTGGAGTATCTGGAAGGGTACTGGGAGGATTTGGAGAATGACCACGAGAGAAGAGAACGGGCAATTGAATGGATGAAGGAACTTCCGAAAGGAAGGGATGGCGTGGTGCAGTTTTTGAATGGAGTGACCTCAGATTACTGCAAGGCATTTGTCCTTTCTATTACGGTCCATTCCCCGTTGAACTATACGGTTCACTGGTATGATGATACAAGGACAGAGGTTGTCATGTACAGTAATATAGAAGATTACCGGTATACGGCATCCTATTTTGACGGGCAGGCCATGCGGGATAACTGCTATCGGAAAAATATGTGAAGGGGTGAGAAAAAATGTCAGAAGTTTTACGATTGATAAAGGAAGCGGCGGCTCAAAAGGCTGCCCAGGAAAAGCCGAAGGGATTAAGGGTGGCAGCTTATTGCAGAGTGTCCACAGATTCAGCTGAACAGAAAACGTCCTACCGGACCCAGAAGGCGTTCTACACGGATATGATACAGCGGCATCCGGGCTGGACATTCGCAGGAATTTATGCGGACGAGGGAATCACCGGAACAAGCCGTCTGCACAGGGATGAATTCAACCAGATGCTGGAGGATGCGAGACATGGAAAGATCGATTTAATTGTCACAAAATCCATATCGAGATTCGCAAGGAATACCGTGGACACCCTCGACTGCGCAAGACAGCTGAAACAGCTGACACCTCCTGTGGGCATCTTTTTTGAAAAGGAGAACATCAATACGCTGGATTCCACCAGTGAGGTGATCCTGACCATTTACTCCGCACTTGCCCAGGAAGAAAGCCATTCCATTTCGGATAACATCCACTGGTCTTATCAGAAGCGGTTCCAGGAAGGGAAGCCGATGGTCCATCTAAGCCGGATGATCGGATATGACAAAGGGGAAAACGGAGAATGGATCATCAATGAAGAGCAGGCGGAACCGGTGCGTTACCTTTTTCGGAGATATGCCTGCGGAGCCGGCCGTGCAACTATCATTAAAGAGATGAACGAGCGAGGCTGGAAAACGGTATCTGGCACGGACTGGAACCCCAGCAGCTTCTCGAATGTGATCCTAAATGAGAAGTATGTGGGCGATTTGGAAATGCAGAAATATGTGACCAGTAATTTTCTTTCCCATAAGGCAGTTCCGAATAGAGGGCAGCTTCCAAAGTACTACATCAGGGACCACCATGCACCGATCATCGACCGGGCAACCTGGCTGATCGTGCAAAGTGAAATGAAACGGAGGCCGCCGCTACTAAGCCGTGATCCTCTCAATATCTGCTATATAAGTGGCTTCATATGAAACACAAGTAATAACTTATAAGAAGCTAATTGAGGGTCATCCAAATTGGGTTCTGGCTGGTATCTATGCGGATGAAGGAAAATCCGGAACGACCAGACAAAAGAGAACCAATTTTAATCGAATGATGCGGGACGCACTTTCTGGAAAAATAGATTATATTATCACAAAATCGATTTCCAGATTTGCTAGGAATCAAAAAGATATGCTGGAATGTATTACGTTGTTAAAGGAACATGATCCACCCGTAGGTGTGTTTTTTGAGGAAGAAAATCTAGACTCTTTAGATAAGAGCAAAGAATTTATATTTTCAATTTTGTCAATGGTTGCTCAGGATCAAAGTCGATCAATATCTGAAAATGTTAAATGGGCAGTACAGAAGAATTTTCAAGCTGGTCAAGCTATAGTTAACCCTAGTCAGCTTTTGGGGTATGAAAAAGGAAAAAACAAAGAATGGGTGATTGTACCAGAACAGGCTGATATAATCAAGTTTATATTTAACCAGTTTTTAGAATGTGGTAATGCAAGTCAAATTGCGGAATCATTTATGGAAATGCTCTACAGTTGTAAAAAAGAGATTGAAGTCCACAAGGGGAGATTAAATCGTAAATTCCGTGCCGCTTATAATAAGCAAAAGCAAAAAAAGGACTGCGAGGAAATTCTTTTGGAAGTAGCAGAACTAGAGGAAGAATTAAGAACTTTACATGATTGCCGTAGACGAATAAAAGAACAATATGAAATTCAGTATTCAATCAGATATTTTACTGGGGCAAATACCTGTATGGAAATAATGAATGGAATTGATAAAAGCATCAAAAACGCAGAAAAACAAAAAAATGCAGATATAAGGCAATTGGAAGAAGTGAAACAGTTACAGAACCAATATAATGCTTTTGTGGAAGATATATTGAATTTGCCAGAACTTAATATGGTCGGCATAAGACTTAATGTGTTTGGACGAGATGTTTTCTCAACGGAAAAAAGTATTGCACATTCAAGAAAAAAGGTAACACCAGACAATATTTCTAAAGCACCAGATTGGCTTGATTTTTCCCAGGACTTATTTGAACGATATGTTGAATGGGGCGAGGTGAAGAAAAATAAGATAGTATATCACATGACATTTGGTGTAACTCTTGCGGCATATAATATAAAACGTGGAATAAGGGATTACATAGGATATCGTTATGTGAAAAATGATGGTACTATAGGCTGCATAAGAAATACACAGGTGCTTTACGATGAGCTTTTGCGAAGAAATAGTTGACTTTTAGAAACAGGATGCATATAATAACGATGGCATCAAAAAACTGAAAGCAGTTTTTGTACGGGGCGGCGTTGTGACGGCGTCCTAGTTTTTTGCAATTAAAATGCAGTCTGAAATTTTAAATCACAAAAATTACAGCTATGTAATGTCGGGCCAGAGACATAAAACCTGTCCGAGTGCAGACAGAACTGCGTAAAATGAGTAGAGGGGTAACGAAAGTGGCTCCTCTTTTTTGATATAAGGAACTGGCATCGCAGGAGGATTTTGACCAGTTCAAAAATAAAAACTAGACAACCGCACTTATATTGTGAGCGAAATAAGCACAATCGTCTGGTGATAGGCATAAAAAATCCCACTCAGCCGTGTGACTGGGTGGGATATATGCTGTCACTATTCGATTTCCACGTCTTCAAAACCGACAAGGTCGGCTTCGGTGATGCCAAGGCGACGAAGCATTTCCTCTTCAGAAATCAAGTAAGGTTCAGTCTGTTTTAGAGACGTGTTTGTTTTCATGGTATCCTCAAAGATGTTGCGGAGATAATCGGGCCCCTCCATCCAGAGTCCGGTGGAATAGTCAAATAGCATTTTGTATGCGGGAGAGGTTACAAAGTGAAAAAATACGTCGTTGAAGGAAACCCCGGTATCATCACAGTAGTCTGTGAGCATAGTGCGCATAACGAGTACGGCGCACATTTCGCGTTGTGAATCATCGATGGCAATCTCGTTCATAAAACCACCTCCTAGTACTTATCTTTTATGCTGTCTTTCTGGAAGTGCAGTAGTCATAAAGACTCAGCAGATAATCAGAGCCTTCTTTCCAAATCTCTGTGTCAAAATCAAAGAGGGCTTCATACGCACGAGAACTTGTGAAACGAAGAAGAGCTTCCTCGTAAGAAATCTTTTCTCGTGCTGCAAGGGTTTCTACAGCTTCGCGCATCGCAATTACTGCGCAGCATTCCTTTTGAGAATCTGTGGATTTATAGTTTATAGCATTATCACAATTTGATGTCGCCATAGCGGTCACTCCTTATAAATTCAAGATGCACGACGGCATCCTGAGTTCTGAAACAAAATTGATCCTTGAGACGGTTCGGTAAAAGTTTTTCAATCGTTTCTTTGTCTGCTTTTGGAGTCCCAGGCTCACCAGCACCTTCACCGCTGATATAAATCTGAAGGGTACGGGCTGTCTGATCGTCAGCAATCTTTCCACCGATGATATCAATTACGCTGTATTTTTTCAGAAGCTGAGGAAAGAGATCTTTCTTTCGATTGGCTGCTACAAAATGCAGCCATTCGATACTGGGTTCTTGAAAAAAGTAAGCGAGAATATTTGGGTCATAGTGAAATTTGTAGACGGATATTTGTCCGTCAGCTGGATCAAAGTCTTTTGGAACAGCACCGATGTGTTTTGCTTTGCGAACAGAAAGCTGGACATAGCTATATGCTTGTTCATAAGATGAGGTTAAGTAGAAACCACGACCAAAATCGAGACCACCCATACAGAGGCTTAAGTCGATGTCAGGAATACTGACATAGCTTCCGTGGTAGAGCAGCATTCCATCTTCAAGTCCTATCAT